ATTGATTCGGAAAGTGGTCCCGTAATTCCAGTGCCTTGGTCACCGATGCACATTGGGCAAAGGCCGATTGCTACCAGTGTGCTAGAACCATCAGGGTGAAGCGATGCGGCAACGTCACCAATCGCGACCACGTCCGAATAGCTGGGGCCTGGGGCAGTGTTCCCGCCCGCCAATGCCGCATCGCCAATCGCAATCACGTCCGTGAGTTGGTGAGTGCTATCAGCGGCAGCATCTCCGACCGCAACCACATCCCGGTATCGGCTCGGAACGACGTTCACATTTTCAATCGCCATGTTCTGAAAACCCAGAGCAATCACGTCCGTATAGGCTCCGCTAGAGGAACTATTGAACGATTGAAAATTTCGCGCGCCAATTCCCTGCGAATCGGAAAACGTTGCGCCCACACCAGACCCAGGCCCGCCAAAATAGGCAGCATTTGCAGACCCGATAAAAAGAGATTCAAAACCCCCCAGGCCAGTGCTGGGGTCATTGTTTGTATAGTTAAAATCCCCGACAACCGTGGTCTGATCGAAGGAAGCATTTAGCCCGTTATCGTCGCCGATGGAAATCCCAGTTGAACCAAACGCACCATCGTTTAAATTGAACCCATAAGTTTGAATATTGTTCGGCGCTCCGTCGTAGGATGCGCCCGTGTTGTTGTTCGTGCCGCAGTCGATCGAAGACGTGACACCAGAAACGGGACCGCAAGAACTGCCACCGCCGCCTATCGAAAAGAAAAGCTGCCATGCCGTGGATCCCGCGGCCGGCGTGTTGTTGATGTTCGAAAAGATCGACGAGATGTAGATAGCGTTGTTGAAGCTGACAAAGGCGCCCTTCGTGTAGACCGTGCTGTTTGACCACGGGCCAAGAAACGGATTTTGCAGCCGAGCGATTGCAGCGTCGATGACTTGGAAGTTGGGATTGAGACAGAGGTTCCAGTTCTTTGTGCCGAGAGCGGGCAGAGACAGGTTCAGATTTGGAGTGAAGACGGTAGCAGGGCACGTCGTCTGAGAGAAGGCGGACAGCAGCGCGCAGAGCGCTAGCGCGCTGCCGAGAATGATTCGGCGCATATTGGTCCTCAAGTTGTGCTTTGGAGATCGAGAAGATGAATTTAGAAACCGATTGCGAACCAGTGGGCTTGACCGGTTCCATCGTTGCGCGCCAAAAAGCCGGTTGTCGTGCAACTTCCCGATTCCCAGATACGCGCGGCTGTGCTGACATCAGCGTTGTCAGTGAGTTGTGGAGGCATCAGACAGGCGTGCGGAAACTGAAGTGGGAACGAAACAGTAGTGGGGCCGGTGTCGAAGTTGGTTGTCTCTCCCCATTCGAGAATCAATCCGCTCGGCAGCACCTGGAAGCCAGAACTGCCCGTGAAGGTAGGGGAAGCGAGGCACGGTGATGTGGTCGTGGTCAGCAAACCACCTGTTGCAGCCTGTATGCAATTTCCGGGTGTCAGGGTTGAGGCGATAACCGATGTGAACGAGCCGAGAGTCGGCGTCGTGGTTCCGATTGTTCCGTTCAACGAGCCCCCGGTGGAGCTGAGGGATCCGAACGCGCCAGTGCTCGCGTTGAGAGACGTGAACGCGCCAGTGCTCGGCGAACTCACGCCGATGGGCGTCGATTCGATCTCTGATCCGGTGATCAACACGCTGAACAGGTTGGTTGGCGTTGCGCCCTTCACTTTCACCACGGGGGCGAACAGCACGACGGCGAGCAAAAGAAAAGCCGCCCCAAGGGCGGCGAGAGTCTTCTTCATGGTGGGTCTCCTATTGCACGATCAGAGGCGAATCCGCGTAGACATTGCTGCCACTGTCCACGATGAACGCCTGAATGTTGGTCTTTGAGGGTGCGATGCTGATTTGCGCCATCGGGAGACTTCCCGGGGGAACAAACGGGTGGCCACCTGCGCCGTCCTGCTTCACGATGAAGCGCAGCGCTTGACCCGGCGTAACATTCACCAACGTCGAACTCGTGACCGAGCCTGTGAGCACGATCTCGAACGTGTTTCCTTGGCTCGCATCAAACACAGGGGTTGGACTGAATGGGATGCTGACAACGCCGGTCGTGCCACCTTTTGCGGCCGAGACGATGGCGTTCGTCAGATTTGTGATCAGTTCTGCGAGGTTCCCGTCATCGAGAACATTGATGTTCAGTTCGTTGGCGATGAAATTCGCCACCGCGGCCGCGATCATGCTGGACTGACGCCAGAGTTTGTTGGCTTGGAATGGTTGCGCGATGCCGTTCACGAAGCCCAGCTGCTGGTAGCCTGAGCCATCAAAGTTTGCCTGCGAATCGGCGTTGTTCCCGGCTGCTGTTGCAACCGGAAGATAATCGACTTCAAGACTCATGCGTGGTCCCCTCTAAAGAAGTGGTTCGATCCAGCAGCCGGTTCCCCAGCCCGCTATGGTGCTGTTTTCAACTCCCCAACCGAACACTGGAGTATTCGGGACGCTGGGCTGAAAGAATCCAGTGATGCGAACTCCGGCAGGGCGGAGATTGAAATGGCCGCCGGCGAGCAGCGATCTGGTGACGACGCTCACGAACTGGTTGGTGAACACGACCAGCATGGTCATGTCCTGGTTGTCCTGAATGAGAATGCCGAAGTCGGCACCCATGACGGACTTCCAGATCGCGTAGGCTCCGGGCACGGTGCCATCCCAGTTGTTCTCTGCGATGACCAACTTGACGAGCAGTTGAAATGCGTCATCGGGCAGAACGGTCAACCCGGCCGCAGAATCATTCGGACCGAGCCAAGTGCCTTCGCCCCAGCCGAGACCATCGTTGCCCCATGTGAAGTACACGTTCTCAAGCGGCACCGACAGATTGCGGCTGACACCGACCCATTTTGCGAACTTGTCGAGTTGATCCCCGACAGCGTCCACGTTGAAGATGGCGATCATGGAGAACAGCGTCGACATAATATCGACGAACGGCTGGATCTCCGCCGCGACGGTGGCCATGAATTTCGGCTTGTCGCGATGCTCGTCAGTCACGAGATCGAGATAGGTTTGAAGTGTTGGATGTCCAGTGATCATCGCGTCCTCATACCACGTTCAGCCTTACGTTGCTGGCCGTGCAGCTGGCCGCCGCGTTGAATGCAATCGGGACGTTGGCCGCCGTCAGAAGGGCGGGATTGATGCCGATTTGCAACGACGTGATGGCGAACGTGAGGCCGAGAGCGCTGCCGTTCAGTCCCGCGACGGCGAGCAGCCAGTTCAGGAACACCTCTTGACCGATCGGAAGGCCATTCAAAAACGCCACGATGGCGTTGATGATGGCAGTGCCAGTCGTCGAGACGTATCCCGTGAGGGGCTGAATCGTGATCGCGACGAAGATCGGGACTTCCGTCAATGAAAAGAAGCTGATAGCGATCGGAACCCCGGCCGGGTCAGAGATCGCGATTGTCGTGCTTCCGAACGTGCCGGTACCGGGAGCCTTTTTCTGCTCGATGGTCTGGGCGATCTGGGTCGCGTCGCCGCCCTCGACCACCATCGCAATCGAATGGCCCGGCACTCCGTTGGCGTCCGTTGGGCTGAACTGATTTTCGTAGGGCAGAATGCGCCCGATTCCGGCCAGATTTGCGATGGCGGCGGCGATGGACTGAAGCGGCGACTGCGCGGGCAGACTTGTGCTCACAGACTGGCGCCGCCTGAGAGACGCGTCGGTCTCGACAGCGATGCCAGGCGTTGCCGCCGAAGGGTTCGAGCAGGACTGCCAGCCGGTGATGATCGTGAATGGCTCACTGACGGACCCAGCAGGAGCCGCAATTGCCCCAGCCTCTTGCGCCGTCGCGGTAACCTCGATCTGTCCGCTGATCGGAATCGTCACCTCTGCGGGAAGATTCCAGAGATTGCCAGCCTTGTCGATGGCTACCCCGTTTTGGATGGCGGTGCCAACGACGCCGGAGATGTCTAACAGCACCGTCGAATTGGTCGGAGAGATGCGCTGCAGCCCGTTGATCTGCACGCGGGCATCGAGGCCTGCGCCCTGCGCAAAGTCGGGAGAGAAACTGTTATAGACCGCGATGGCGAGCTGGTTCAGGTCGTTGATCGCTGTGGCTCGAATTGAGAGCAGTTGGCCGTCCTGCGTGTCGGGCGTCAGAACGGCGTCGGAACCATAGATGCTCTGATACGTCGCAATCTCCGAGTTGAGAACATTCTCGAAGGCGGGCGCGCTGATGCCGGTCGCGCCGATCTGGGCAGCCAGCGTCGGTAGGGGCAGAGTAGCCATTTATTCTCCGTATGGGTTGTCCGAGTAGCCGCCGATGCCGTAACCGCTCAACTGTGGCGGTGCGAAGAGAGATGTCGTGAACGATGTGTTTCCAAAAGCGGTAGCGATTTCGGCCACGATGGAAAGTTCACGCGTTGTCTTATTGAGCGAGCTTCTGTAGGACGTGATGCAGACGACGCCCTGCACTCCGCGAATCGCGTTCTGAACGGCAATGTCGTAGAGCGATTGAGTGTTGAAGCCGAGGACCTGAGTCTTCCACGGCACGCCTGCGGTTGTGTCGAGAAACCAGTCGCCACGAAATAACTTCAGAGCCGTGACGACCAATTGAGCGACGGCCTGCGGGCTGTTGACGAGAAAGTTGCTGCTTCCGGACCCGAACGTGTAATCGCCGTTCTGATCCTGTGCTCTCACGCGCATGTTGTGCTCCAGAGGTTTTTTTCAGGCGATTGGTGTTCCGGTATCAGAGCCGCCCGTCTGTACTCCGCCGTGAAGGTGCGTCGAAACCGGAATGGAGTTGAAAGTTCCTTCTTCGCTCGCCGTAACCGAACCGGTCACGTTCACGTCGCCGGTGATGTCCACTGGGCCGGAGATGTTCAGACCTCCGGGCGCGACGATGTTGACGACGCCGCCCGGCGCGATCTCGACAAACGTGCTGGCATCGATTGTGCGAAACTGCGCGCTCGTGCTCGACAGGTTCACAAGAGATCGAGCGAGAGATCGGGGCCCCACGATGGCGATCCCGTCCGACAGAGAGTGAGCGCGCGTTTCGGCGGGCCGCTGGACGCCGCCTCTGGCAAACCAGAAGTCGATGGCGCGATCCGCGAAGACGATCAAAGCCTCGTCGCCGACTGAGACCGGGAAGGTCGCGACCATGCTGCCGCCGCCGAGGAACACGACGGGCACGTCCACGAGCGGCTTGATCGTCTGCTCTATCTGCACGCCTTGGGCATCGGACACCATCGCCTGAATGACGATCTCCACCTTGACGGTGCCGTGCTCGACAAAGTTGCTCGTATCGGTCACGATGCCGATCATGGCGCACCAGAGAGTACGCGCCAGCCCGTTGAAGGCGAGGCGCAGTGCTTCCTGATGATCGTCGATGCGTTCCTGTTGGAGCATTGGTCACCCGTTGGCGAGTACAGCGTTTGTCGTCGGCGAAGAAGGATCGATGTTGAGGCAGGTCAGTTCGGTGTACCAGTCGTCACCGTGACCGCGCGTGTCGCCCGAGTGTTCGGCGACCAGCACGCGATAGAGTCCGTCATTGGCAACGGTTGCCGGGTAGTACTGGCTCGTGAAGCTCGGAAAGAACTGACTCTTGATGTTGGCCTGGTTGATGTCGCGGTTGTTGATCTTCACCGATTGGCCGATTCGGATCAGAGGATTCAACAAGCAACGAACGATGATGCCGTTGTCGGTCTGCTCCGGGGTTCCGATCATGCCCGTCGCGAAGTTGATCTCGACGGCGGTACCGGGCAGATAGCCAGTGTTCGGGACGACAGTCACGACGCCGTTCTGGATCGACCAGCGGCAGTCGTTTTTCTTCGTCAGGTCGCCCATGTGGATGCGCGCCATGCCGAACAGAGTCTTGCCGCGCGGAAGAATCCCGCCCGTCGAGATGAATCCGTTGGCGCTGTTCGCGACAGGCAACCCCATCGAAGAGGCGATCGCTGAAAGCTGCTGCTGATCGGTCGTGCCAGCCGGGAATGTCTGGTTGATGACCGAGAAGTTATAGGCCTGATCTCCGTCGCCGGCTCTGATCTCCAGAAAGCTATCGACGTTTCGCTCTTTGCCGAAATAGAACTGCTTGATGTCGCCCTGAAAGATGTTGCCCTTGTTGCCGTTGACGAACCCGGCCGTCAGCGTAACGGTGTCGTACTCCTGAATGATCGTGTTCACCGTCTGATCGGCGAGGTTGTAAACCCTCACCACGAGCGTGTTCGGTGTCTCGACATCGGACGCCTTCACTTCGAAGCGAAAGCGCAGATTCGAGAGATCGAGACCTTGGCCACCCTTTGAGACGACGAGCTGACCGAAGCGGAGAAACTGACCGCTGAAAGGTGTCGAAGCCGTGCTCATAGACCGAATCCGCCTAGTCTGCCAATTGGGGGTTTAACAGGCACAGGATTGGGCCGTATGCCTCGAAACGTCGAGACACCCAGATTCGCCGACTGATCGGGCGATGACGGCGGCAGCACGACAAAGTAGAGATTGCCCGTCGATCCGAGATTCGCCAGCGTCGGCACGGCATCGGTGTCGTTCGTCGTCTGGGCGATCAGTTGACCGCCGATATTCAGATGCCCATACGGAGCCAGCAAGTCGACGCCGGTCACGAGCGGAATGCCCGACACAACCGGGTTCTGATTCTGATCAGCCAGGTCGAGCGTCCATGCTTCGTTCATGTCGTTCCACCGCACGGTCAGGGAGTAGACGACACCCGCAAGCGTGATCTGGAACGTCTGATTGGTCGGCTGCAACGGGATGAGAAAAGGTGTCGCCATCTAGCTCCCCGGATTGAAATTCGTACCCGGCAGCAGACTTGCGTTGCCGTTGTTGATGATCGGCATCGTCTTCTGCGGAAGCGACTGCTGCGCGGCCGAGGAGATCGTGACGGTCTGCGTGAAGGTCAGAAGCAGCTGCTTGAACGTCAGCCGCAACATGAGGATGTT